CTCAGAGCCTGAATTGGCTGTGGGTGAAATTGACGAGGAAGATTGCGATTCCTGTCACATCTAAAATTTAAAACTTGACTTTATATTGAAACTACGTTATACTACGTTATAATTAATTTACCTAACTAAGGATGTCTCGCGTGAAAGTATTTGATACTAATAGCAAGAAAAGCCATATGGATTCTAAGCTCTTTTTGGACGAATCACCTACTATTGCAAGATACGATATGCAGAAATACCCATTTCTGGATAAGCTCACCGAAAAGCAGCTGGGTTTCTTCTGGACTCCACAAGAAGTGGATATCTATAAGGATAGCAAAGACTTCAAGCAACTCAGCTCGCATGAGCAACATATTTTTACATCAAATCTCAAAAGGCAAATATTACTAGATTCAGTGCAGGGTCGTGCACCCACTGCTGCTTTTGGTAGTATTTGCTCCCTTCCGGAATTAGAAAACTGGATCATCACCTGGGCTTTCAGTGAGACAATCCACTCTCGATCATACACTCATATCATTCGAAACATTTACTCGAATCCATCTGAAGTGTTTGATACTATCATGGACACGGATGAAATTGTTGATTGTGCTGATCAAATTAGCGAGTACTACGATAAACTTATCCACTTCAATAATGCTGTGGATATGGGTATGCCCGTATCTTCATACGAACATAAGAAAGCTATCTGGCTGACTCTCATGTCGGTGAATATTTTGGAAGGCGTTCGCTTTTATGTCAGCTTTGCTTGTTCGTGGGCTTTCGCTGAACTGAAGAAAATGGAAGGTAATGCAAAGATCATTAAGTTGATTGCTCGTGACGAAAATCTCCACCTAGCCGGTACTCAGCAATTGTTAAAGGTGCTGCCGAAAGACGATCCTGATTTCGCTAAGATACGCGAAGACACCCTTGATGAATGCATCCAGATGTTTGTTGACGCTGTCGATCAAGAAAAGTCATGGGCTGATTATTTGTTTGCTGATGGTAGCATGATTGGTCTCAACTCAGAACTTTTATGTGACTACATCGAGTGGATTGCGAATAAACGCATGACAGCTGTTGGCGTCGAATCCCCATACAAAGGCGGATCAAATCCTCTACCGTGGACTGCTAAATGGATCAGTGGAGGGGATGTTCAAGTGGCGCCACAAGAAACGGAAATAACGAGCTATATTGGTGGTGGAGTTAATAAGGACGTGGGTGAAGATACATTCAAGGGGTTCTCGCTTTAATGACCTCGAAGCCATATATAAATATTCTGAAATGGGATATTTTATTATGTGGCTCTATGAGAATAAAGAATTCGATGGCGAAGATATCTCTGATTTTGCAGGTTTTGTGTATATTATTACCAATTCTGAAACCAATAAGAAATATATTGGTAAAAAACTATTCAAAAACACAAGACATGTTCGGCTGAAAAGCAAAAAGCGCAGAGAGAAAAGAGTTACTGAATCCGATTGGAAAGATTATTTCGGGTCCAATAAAGTTTTGATTGAGGATGTGGCTTCCATGGGCGCAGATAAATTCCAAAGAGAAATATTGAGATTATGTGCAACCAAAGGCGAGTGTAATTATTGGGAAGCGCATTACCAGTTCAAACATGAGGTGTTGTTGCATCCGGAAGATTGGTACAATGAACATATCTGGGTCAGAGTCCACCGCACTCATGTTAATAAAATAATAAAATAAAACTTGACTTTAATGCATTATTACCGTATACTACTTGTATAATTTACTAAAAAAGGAAACGTAATGAATACTCTAGCTATAACTGACTTGGTTAATATTGTTTCTGAGTCCAATCTATTCGAACTTGGTATTATTGCACATATAATACCCGCCTCAATTATTGTCATCGCCGCAATCCTTGCTATCATTAAAGTTGCCATGAAGCCTATGGCTCTCCTTGCGTTAGCTGGACTTCTTGGTTGGGGACTTTTGACCACTGGATGGTTTAGTTTTTAGGGGTGATTAGTCATATGTCGCAGAAAAAAAGAACATGGTACACCGAGAGAGAATGGTTCCGTGATGTGGGTTGGGGAGTTGTTCCAGAAGAATATCAAAAGAACTACACTGAACCTGATCAGTCTGAACCTGAACAACTAGAACCTGAACAACTAGAACTGTTTGATGAACATAGAAAGAAAATAGATGCCAAGAACGGCGGATGCACGCCTAGCTCTATCCGAAAAAGCTAGACGTAAACGTAGCGAGACCAAAGCTTTGTTGGCTCGACTGAGCACTAACAAAATCAACAAACTAAGGAAAATTGAAAACAAACTAAAGAAATCAACCATTAATAATATTATATAGGATTTGATTATAATATGGATTTACCTAAAAAAGATATGCTGAGCATAGAAGAACACAACTACTTCATGTTCAATAAAAAGTTTGACGCCGCTTCGTGCGGTGAAGCCATGAAGTTTATTCTTGAACGGAATTTAATGGCGGAAAATAAGCCTAAAGAAATGAAGATGTTGATCAATTCTCCAGGCGGCGAAGTCAACTCTTGTTTCGCTTTGGTTGACACTATGAAAGGTTCGCCAATCCCAGTACACACCTATGGGTTGGGATTGATTGCTTCTTGTGGTCTGTTGGCTTTTATTGCTGGCGAGAAGGGCAAACGTTACATTACCAGAAACACCAGTATCCTCTCGCATCAGTTTAGTTGGGGTAGCAGTGGTAAAGAACACGAGCTATTCGCTAAAGTTAAAGAGTTCGAGTATTCACAAGTACGTATGATTGACCACTACAAGAAGTGCACAGGGTTGTCTGAGAAAGAAATCCGTAAGTATCTACTACCACCTGAAGATGTTTGGCTAACCGCTAAAGAAGCTGTGAAATATGGTATTGCTGATGAAGTCGTGGAGTTTTATTGATGTCAATGATTCGGTTTAGTACTGAAGAAGTATTTGATACGGATTCGCAAGAGTATCAAATCCTTTATAATGCAGCGAAGGAAGTAGGCTCTACACCTGGCGCTGTTGTTGAGATTGGCACTCGCCGCGGCGGTTCTGCTAAAATCATTATGGATGCATTAGTTGAGACTAATAGCGCCCAAGACCGCCCAATGTTTTGTATCGATCCATATGGCAACATTGATCTAGAAATCACCAATATCAACGCTTCAATCCATTATCCAGGGAAGTATGAAGTTGAAGGTGATGCTATGTCGAAAGACGACAGCTTCGCCACTAAGTTTGATTATACTAATAGTATGCGGAATCGGATTATCCCGTCTTTGTATTATTATGCATTCCAAGCTGGCTTCAATTTTACTTTCTTCTGTTTGGAGGACACTGAGTTCTTTAAACGATATGCCGATGGTGTTCCAATCTACGATGAAGAGAAAAAACTTGTGGATCAATACGCCTTTGTCTTCTATGATGGTCCTCATACAAACGAAGCCGTCGATGAAGAGATGGCGTTCTTCGTCCCGCGATCGCCTTTGGGTGCTGTGGCTGTTTTTGACGATATTTGGATGATGGAACACGATAAAATTGTAGAAGATAAGTGGTTTTTTAATCAGAAAGATACTGGCCAGAAATGGGAGATTCTAGAGAAAGGCGACATCAAAGCGTCTTATATTCGGGTTTCATAGTATTGAAATTAAAACCAATAAATAAATTATTGGCTCTGGTTGCTTATGTGATCAGAGCCATTACTAGGAAAAATAAATGAGGGTTAATAATAAAATGAATGTCGTCATATATTCGAAACCAAAATGCGGTTTTTGTAATAATACAAAAGCCTTATTGAATTCCAAAGGTATCGGGTTCACAGAGATGGTTTTGGGGCAAGATTTTACAAGGGATTTCCTGATGGAAACTTTCCCAACAGCTAAGAGTTATCCGGTTATTGTCATCGATGGTTTCAATATCGGTGGTTTCAAAGAACTGCAAACTCAATTAAATGAACAAGTAGAAGACAACCGTAAACTACTAAACGAGTAAGAAAGTATAAATTATGTATAGCCGTGATGAAGTTATTAAAGACCTACGCGCTGGTGTATTAGAAATCCGTTTCACTAAAGCGGATGGAACCACGCGTATTATGAAGTGTTCTCTGTCAGAGAAATTCCTACCACCTTCGTTCCAGAACCTAGACGAACAGGAACAAGAGAAAACCTTCCATAAAACTAACCCAGAAGTGGTTGCATGTTGGGATGTAGAAAATGTTGGTTGGCGCTCATTCCGTATGGACAGCATTCAATATATTCAATTCTTGGATGCATACTAATGACAGGCGTTATCGGATACACATTCGGATCGTTTGATTTGATGCATGCGGGCCACAGCGTTTTCTTCAGAGATTGTAGGAAGCACTGCGACCTTTTGTTTGTTGGACTACATACTGATCCCAGCACCGACCGTTCTAGTAAAAATAAACCTGTCCAGACTGTATACGAGCGGTACGTACAGCTTATTAATTGCCAATGGGTTGATCATGTTATTCCATATGAAACAGAAGCTTATTTGATCAATCTTATTCAGACCGCTAACCAGATTGATGTTCGTTTCTTAGGTTCGGATTATCTTTTAAGCAGTTTCACAGGCAAAGACTTGTGTGTTGCGAAAAATATCGATATTAAATATATCGATAGGCATCATTCATTTAGTTCGTCCGAATTAAGAAACAGAGTAGGAAACCATTATGTCGAATCGTGGACCGAGTAGTGAATAGGGCGGTATTTTTTGATCGTGATGGGGTTATTAATCCTCTGATCGAGAGACCGAACGGATCTCTAACATCGCCATGGAATATAAATGAGATGGAGATATATTCTAGCACCCCATATAACATGTCGCGATTGAAGGACTTCGGATTCCTGGTTTTTATTGTAACAAACCAACCAGGAATTGCTGATGGTGATATGACTAGCAACGAGCTTCGGGTTATCAACGAAAATCTTATGGATAAATTAGAGATCGATAGTATTCTCTGTGCGTTAAGGAAACATGCTTCCAGCTACAAACCTAGTAATGGAATGTTGGAATCGACCATAGAGAAATACAACATCGACCGTAATGAAAGCTGGATGATTGGTGATAGATGGAAAGACATAAAACCAGCGAATGATAGCAGAATCAAAAGTATATTATTGCATAGCAGCGCTACGACTGATTGTAGTGGACTTGCTGTTCCAGATTACGAGTCGTACAATATCAGCGATGCTTGTGAAATTATTATCGGCGAGATGTTAACAAATAGCTTGACTTAAATAAAATATTATCGTATAATATGTTTATAATATAATTGAGGAGAAATATAATGCAAGGCTTCGAAGAGAATGATATCTCTAAGAACTCTAATGGTGGAACTGAAATCACCAAACGCGCTTTAACAGAATACGTACCAGCTGAGTTGGTGGAACACTTCCAGATTATTCCTAGTCGTGTTCGTGATATTAATCCAGAGAAGATTCGGGTCTACTGGCAGCACGATCTAGCTGGTGATCCAGAAGTAAACCATCTAGCTGGTTCAGAAAGCCGAGATCGTTTTCATCAGTTTGTGTTCAGTTCGAACTGGCAGCTCAATGACTTTGTTACTAAGTTACAGTTCCCGAGAAACAAAAAGGTTAGTGTTATTGAGACACCAATCAAGCCTATCGAGGTCAAACAGAAAGACTTTAATGATAAGATCCGATTAATTTATTTCTCCACACCGCACCGCGGGCTTGATGTTCTGGTTCCTGTGTTTGAGCATTTGGCTAAGACGTATAGCAACATCCACTTGGATGTTTTCTCTAGTTTCAAGATTTATGGGTGGGAAGATTCTGATCAGCAGTACGAACCTTTGTTCGAGAAAGTCAGACAACACCCACAAATGACATATCATGGTAGTGTCGATCAGGCCACTCTGCGTAATGCATTAGCTGATGCCCATATCCTTGCTTACCCTAATATCTGGGAAGAAACGAGCTGTCGTGTTCTCATCGAATCAATGTCAGCTGGTTTGGTGTGTGTTCACCCTAACCTAGCTGCATTACCGGACACTAGTGGTGGACTGACTTCGATGTACCAGTTTGATGAATCACCAAACGAGCATGCAGCTGTATTCCATAGAAATCTAGATCATGCTATTCAGGTTGTTGCTAATGAACCTATCCAGAATTATCTCAAATTTGTTAAGGCTTATGCGGATTCAAGGTTTAATATCGATAAGATTTCGTCTCAATGGGAGAGTCTTTTGACTGCATTGAAGGAAGAGTATCCCACTGTCGAATCAAGGGTTCTTGCTAAACAGATGTTTACGTATTCGACATGATTGTAGTAAAAGCTCCGCTCAGGGTAAGTTTTTTTGGGGGAGGTTCCGACCTCCCTCAGTACTACAACAAAAAACCAGGGATGTGTCTTTCTACTTCCATCAATAAATATATCTACTTGGCTGTCAATAAATGCGTGGCTAATCATATCAGAGTTGTGTATTCAGAGTTCGAATATACTGATAGTATTAATAATATCCGTCACGATCGAGTAAGAGAAACACTAAAACATTTCTCATTGACCAATAATATCGAGATCAGTAGTTTCTCGGACGTGCCGACCAAAGGTACTGGTTTGGGTTCGAGTTCGACCTTTACTGTTGCAATGGCCCAAGCGGCGAGCTACCTATCAGCACCACTTAAAAATAAAATCACCAGAGCCGATTTGGCTGAACTTGCTTGTGATATCGAGATCAATAAGTGCAGGGAACCAATTGGCAAGCAAGATCAATACGCGGCGACTTATGGTGGACTCAATCAGTATCACTTCCATTCCCAAGGCGAGGTGTTCGTCCAACCAGTCTCGCATAATAACCACGCTTATGGTCTACAAAACAACTTGATGTGTTTTGCTACTGGTAATACTAGATACGCTTCTACGATTCTACATAAACAGACTGAAGATCTGAATTCAGACAAAAATGATGTAATCGGTAAAACAGCTCAGATGGTTGATATGGCATTTCAGGGATCAAAATATTTGTCCTGTGGTAAACTAGATGATTTTGGACAGCTTCTTCATGAAGCTTGGATGGTCAAGAAAACAATCAATTCCGGTATCTCTAATGATAATATTGATTGTATGTACGAAACAGCATTGAAGGCTGGAGCGCTCGGTGGGAAGTTGTTGGGCGCTGGTGGTGGTGGATATCTATTATTGTATGTTCCTACTAAATATCAGAGAAACGTAACAGACGCTATGACGGATTTCAATAAATTCCCCTTTGCCTTTGAGACTAAAGGTTCGACTTTGAAAGTGATATGATGAGAGAATTAAAAGAATATATTCCTGAGTATAAAAAGATGATTGACGAAGCTTACGCTAGTATGGATATTCCTGAGATGGAGAAAGCTTTGTGTATCCTGAATAAAGCTATGGTCGACAGGAGAAACATATTCACATGCGGTAATGGCGGCTCGGCTGCTATAGCCGAACACATAACATGTGATTTTAATAAAGGTGTTGCATCAGACACAGAAATTAGACCCATGTTTGTACCGTTGGCATCGAATATCTCACTGCTAACTGCAATTGCTAACGATCACAACTGGTATGAAGTGTACTCGAAACAGATTGAAAATACAAGATCGATCGGTAACGTATTATTTGCGATTTCCTCAAGCGGTGATTCACTTAATATTGTGAATGCATGCAAAGCGGCGAAAGATAAAGGATGGGGAGTGATTTCATTTGTCGGCTTTACTGGTGGTGCAGTGAAAGATCTTTCGGATGCATGCATACATATAAAATCCAACAACTATGGCGTCGTTGAAGATTGCCATCATATGCTGATGCATATATTGGCGCAACACTTGCGCATCGCACATCAATCGTCTGACTATGGGATGAAATTATAACTATAAATAAACTGTAATAAATGCTTGACTTTTTATCAAAACAACGTTATACTACAGTATAACTTGATAAGGAATATGTGAAATGGATGATGATGATAAGAAAAATGTTCTTTCTTTTCCAGGAAAGAAAATAGGATATGCCACTTTCTCGGAAAGCGATAAAGAGGCTATTTCCCTCGCGGCTGAACCCGCCAATGCGATCACAGTAATGGCTGACGACATTAATGATAAAATAGTATCATTAAAGATGTACCATGTACAAGAGACATTAGCCCACACATTGACACAAATATTCCAAAACCTAGATATCGCAGGCTTTGCGCTGCCTGACGACGAAGATATTATGGAAGGGGTTCTTCCTGATAGTTTATTGAAAGAAAGCGCAATGATCACTGAATGTTTGCGGTCTTTGATGTACCGTCATCACGGTATTAAACATCCTTTCCAGAAACTATCTGACGAAATATTTGTGGTTGAAGATAACAGTCACGAGCAACCAGTCCTATCAATCGTAGATGAATTAAATATAAAATTAGAAAAAGAGAAAAAGAAAGATTAATATAATGATTATCGTGGATCTTAACCAGGTAATGCTATCTAACCTTCTATCGCAACTTGGTAGCCATACTAATGCAAAAATTGAAGAGAATATGGTCAGACATATGATCATCAATACTTTACGGTCATATAAAGTGAAGTTTGGTGCTGAATATGGTGAAATGGTCATAGCATGTGATAATAGGAACTACTGGAGAAAACAGATATTTCCTTATTACAAAGCCAACCGCAAGAAGAGCCAAGCTAAATCCGAACTAGATTGGAGCGAGATCTTCGGTTGTATGGATAAAATCAGATCAGAACTTAAAGAGTTTTTCCCCTATAGAATCATTGACATTGAATCAGCTGAGGCTGATGATATCATTGGTACGCTGTGTACAGAGTTTGGTCAAACTATTGGTGGTGATCCAATCCTCATACTTTCAGGCGATAAAGACTTCATCCAACTACACGTGTATGGTAATGTTAAGCAGTACGACCCAACACGTAAACGCTGGATCAAACATAACGATCCTGAAACATATCTCATTGAACATATTATGAAAGGCGATAGTAGCGACGGAGTACCTAACATTCTTTCTTCTGATAATTGCTTCGTTGTCGGCGAAAGACAAAGACCATTGACTGCGAAACGTATAGAGAAATTTAAAAAGATCACTGATGATGAGTGGCCAGAGTACCCGGAAACAAATATTTCTAGAAACTATTTTAGAAACGCACAGCTGATTGATCTTTCACACACGCCCGATACTATTAAAGAAAACGTTATGGTATCGTATAACAAACAAACAGGTAAGAACAGGTCTAAACTTTTAGATTATTTTACCTCATTCAAACTCCGAGAGTTAACACAACACATCGGTGATTTTTAAATTTAAGGAGAATAACCATGGTTATTGGTATGGCAGAATTCCTGACGAAAGTAGGAAAACAAAAGAAGACTATTGATAAGATTAATATGCTCGGTGCGAATGATACTTTTGCATTGCGTGTTATCCTGCAAGCTATTTATGACGATTCAGTTAGATTTTTGTTGCCTGCAGGCACACCGCCATTTAAAGTGCAAGAATTGGCCGACCAGGAACATGTGCTACATAAAGAAGCAAAGAATATCCAGTACTATGTTGAAGGGTTTCACCCAAACCTAAGCCAATCCAAACGAGAGATGATGTTTGTGCAGCTACTCGAGCGAGTGACGACTGAAGATGCTGCTCTTCTTTGTGATATGAAGGACAAAAAACCAATCAAGGGAATTACGATCAAACACGTAATGGAAGCTCTACCGGGATTAATTCAAAACAACACACAAGAAGAACATGTCGAATAAATTCAAGAATATTAAGAAAAATTATAACACTACACAAGACGAGCTCGAGGGTGAGTCAGCGAGTCGTGGATATAAAAAAGAATATAAAAAAGAAAAAGCTCGTAAACTAAGTAAGATGAACCTACGATCTAAGCACATCGATGACTTATTAGATCTAATGGAAGATAATAATTACTGATGCCAACATATAGTTTTAAAGATATCCAAACCGGCGTTATCTATGAGGAATTCTTGACTCTTTCTGAGTTCGATGAATACAAAGAACAACACAAAGATTCCGTCATACCATTGATTACTACACCACCATTAATTAGCTCTGGTCGTGGTATGGGTAAACCAGATGAGGGGTTTCGTGATGTGTTAAAGGAGATAAAAAAGAATCACACACACCAGCGCTCTTTCTCAGCGAAAAGTACAATCAACACTTTCTAAAAATAACAATAACAATAATAACAAGCAGGATGACCAATGTACGGGACAAAGTCAAATAAAAAACTATCTCGAAAACAAAGAAGAAAACTGCGACAAGAGAGTCATCT